ACTTCACACCTATTCTGCAAGTATGGTAAATCAAGAGCAATGGTCGCACTCACTCCTGCAAGATATTCAGGTGTGTCTTCTGTAAAGAAGTCAAGTGTTACCGCATCTTGCAAAACAAAATCGTAATCATTATAATGTAATTGAGCAATGATATCTTGAGCAGTTAACAACTGGTCAGACAATACCTCTTGCTCATTTGATTGTTCAGGAAGTACCCTATCACAGAAGAACAAGGTGAAGTTGATGGTAGAACTCTTGCCATTGATAGATGCACCCGTTAAGTCAAAGAATAAAGCAGGGTAGACATTGTCTGTACCCTTGCTCAAGAAATCAAAAGCGTTTCCGTAAAAGGTTGTCTTGATTTGTCGATGGGCATTTCCCAAGTCCTCTATTGTCTTTATCAGATTGTTTAGGGTTGTCATTTTTTATTTTTTCAAGATATACACGCAGTTTCTCTTGGTTCTTTTTAGTATATGTTTTATTCGCCACAACAACGATTTATGTCTCCTTGATATTTCTCTTCAAATGTTTTATATCTTCCGCAGTCATAATCTCCCAACCATATTGTAGTAGTGTAGGCATCATTGTCGGGAACAATGGTATCTACTCCAGTGCCAGGGTTTATGTACTCAGGATATTTTCCACTCGCTTGAGATTCTTGCTTTAGGTACTTGATTAACCTTTGCTTGTAGAACTCTGCTCTTGCTCCGTACCTATTCGCTACATCTGCCAACTCTGATGCACTCGGTTCAGTTTGATTATCTCCCGACTTCCTTACCACTCCTTTGTTGTAGAATTGATAGGACAATGCCATTGGGAGTTCACTCATAACATAGTAAACAAGGCAAGGTGTTATGTAGGTGTTCAGCAAAGTTTCTTCATCACAATTCAAATCACCGCATTCAATACCCGTTTGTAACTTCTCATAAAGTGCAGTTCCAAGTGCAGGAAGGATATAGGCATCCTGTGCATAAAGAATATCAGGGAAGACCAACTTAGGGTCTACGTTAACGTGCAAACCTGTTCTATCCTTTATTGTATCAACCGAGATAAATAATATATTTCTGCTCATTTTATTTCTTCTTTTTAATCACAACATTTCGCCTCCACTCGTGCCTACATGATGGAGAATCTCCCCACCAACCACCTCCTCTATCAAAAACTGAGTACCCAAGTCTTGCACTTAGCATCTCTATTCCGCTTCTGCTCCAAAGTCTATCCTCAGATATTAACTTTCTGCAAAAGGTCCTTGAAGGATGGGCAGGTGTATCCCTTTCATCACTTGGCACAATAGGTTTCCACTCGTATGAATACTTAACCTCAAAGGTGGTAACATCCATATCATCAACCAACTTACTTAATGGTTTAGTCAGTTTCCTTTCCTCAATCTTTGGGTCATAAGTTACCGCACCCGATTCAACCAAGTAACTCAATCTCCCTTGTACAACCTCTCTGCTTTTTCTTACCGCCTTCGCAATATCATCAATGCTTATCTTTCTATCCTTGTCAATCAAGGCAAGGATTTGCTTATCAAGTGTCTTGTCTATCAAATCACCTTCTGCAAACGCATCCCGACTGCTAAAAACCGCTTTAGATTGGATGATGTTATAATCTGCCTTCGGTTCACCAACCTCTCTGAATAACCCTATAACAGTGTCCTCATCAAGTGCAGAAAAACTGAAGTCTTCTGTCATTGGGTCATCATCTATACCAAGCATAGCATTAACCTCGTTGTCAGTCATTCCAAGACCCGACTTCAGCATAGTTGTTGCAATCTCTTTGGATATCTTACCTTGAGAAAACTGCCTGATAACCCTCATCAAGTGTTGGTATTGCCTACCGCTTAGGTTCTTTAAGTTATCGTTTACCTCTGCTTGTTCTTGATTAATGCTTGGTTCAGTTGTTGCAGTTGGTGCATATTTTGCAACATCTATACCTGCTTTCTCCAATAACCATTCTTTAGGAGCAATCTGCAAAAGTGCTGCCTCACTCAACTCAAATCCGATAGGTTCAACTGGTATAATTGTAATTTCAGAAGTCGCACCCTTTAAGGTTGCAAGTTGATTGAATATAGATTCAAGGAAGTGCTGCTTATCGTTTACATAAGTATTCTTGAATATCTCATAAGCATCACGCATCTGTGTCCTGCTTCCCAACTGACCAGGTTCAGCAATACCAAATAGACTTGGTGAGGTGATTTGATGACCTGCGAACAAATTGTTCTGTATAATCAAATCAACATTGGTAAAGTTCTCCTTAGTGATATCACTTGCACCAAGGTCCTCTATGATTGGTTTCCTTGCAGGGTCAGTGGTAAATGAAAGGATAAACTTCTTACCATCACTACCACTAAATCTATCTGTAAACCTTCTCTCAATGTTTCTCTTCTCATCGGGTGATGGTTCACCATTTGGAAGAGTAATAAGTTTGGATGCACTGAATCCCGTTTGGGCATTGCCAAGAACGTGTCTGCTGACTTCTATATCAGATTCAATATAGTTCAATGCACCCATATAACCTGGAAGAGCATAAGTATCCAAACCTGGTCTATACTCTTTTATGTAAAGTATCTGCTTTCCTTGCCTGACCTTCGTATTGAATGCCATCATAGGAATTAACTCATCTTTCCTCTCATTCCAATCCTTCTTGTACCAAAACTGAGTAGTATCCGTGTTGGACCTTATTTTAGTATAGTCAATATGCAAGACATCTGTCAACTGCCCACCAGTAACGGACCAAATAACCTCAAGGTAAGCACCACCAAAGATTTCAATGTCAATAGACACCTTCCTTGTCAAATCATCCAAAGATTCAAACTGATTAGGTTGAGCAATGAACTGCTCTGCAATCGGGTCAGGTTCATCCGCTTTCCATCCGTTTCCGATAATGTAATTAACCTTGCCTTTTACAATAGCATTATGCTTTGGACTCTTGTTGTAAAGTGCTAAAAGATAGTTAGGGTAATCATTCTTTTCACCGAACTCAATATACCCTTTCCCCCTCTTTTCTCTATATTCAGGTTGCCTTGCTTCTTGGAAGTTTAATATTACTAATTCATTCATCTTGTTATATATGTATTATCAACCTCGTGTTGAGTGTAACCAAATGTGGTTGATGGTGACAGTTGCATTATTCCTTGCTCAAGTAATCCCGTTGCTTGGGTATAGTCTACATTATAAGCACTTGATTGCTCGTAAACATAATACAACCACTCTCCAATGTTGCCCAATCCAAAGTACTTTGGTACTTTAATACTGAATTTATTGTACCTATCCTTATAAGGTGATACATCAAGGGCATTCAGCAAAACAAAAACAACCTCATCCCGTGTAGTCCTATTGACAAATCGGAATAGATAATTAGGTGAAGTCAGTGTCTGCTTCTCCGTTAATGTTAGGTAAATGAACTCGGTTGCCCCTTGTGTCAGTTGTATCATTGTATCTAAATAGACAATCCTTTGACTTTTACCCAAAAAGAAAGGCATCCACAATGGGATGCCCTACTCAATTCTAAACTTTCCTATTTACGCAGTAAGACCTGCAATTATTGAACTTGAAACTTCAGGAGCAAGTGCAGGTTCATTGCCTGTAAAGGTCAATGTGTAACCATTCCTATCTCCAAAAGCAGTACCAGTCGCACCATTACCACCAGTCAAATCAGCACCATTTGTCTTACCAAGCAACCAATATTTATCGTTACCATCTTGAACCACTGCAAGCAAGTTGTTTTTAGCAAGGAGGAGAATCTCGTTCCTTGTATTCGCTTGAAGTTTATTGAGGATGATAGATAACTCTTGAGCATAAAACACAGTACCATTCTCAACGGAAGCGGTAATGTTTTCGGTAAGTGAAGAGGTTTGCTTTACAAGTTGGTACTTGTAGAACACCTTTCCTGCTGACTTTGTAATAGTAGTAACAACGCCTGATGCCTCAGTAATTGTGGTAACATTTTCAAACGGGATGAACCAAACCGCTTTGATACCACCTATGGACTCTTTACAATCCAATACATATCCTTGAGTTAAAGCACACGGCATATTATAAAATTTATAATGAAGGCAAGGGATGGTAACCACCCCTCACCATCAATGTTATTTAAACGAAGAACTTAACAATCTCATCAGGGAAAGCAAAGTTGATTCCCATTTTGAATTCAGATACGAACCTAACTTGGTCGGCTTCTTTGGCATAGAAGATTTCAAATCTTTCTTCTTCGTTCAGAAGGTCAGTTCCGATAAACAAGTTAGAAATCCTTGCTGCTACGATGTCATTTGTATTATTCAGACCTTGTACTGCGATTACCTTGATGGTAGTACCTGGGAGAATAAACTCACCGTTTGCCTTTTGGTCTACTGTGTAATGAAACTGATTAGCAGTTTTCAAAGCAACAGTGTAGGTCCTAAAAGTGTCCATACCACAGAAGATTACCATATCATCCTTGTCAACAACTTGGGCAGGGATTGCTTTGTAGATTGAATCAAAGATGCTGATAACATTTGCAGCAGTGATTGCAGTTTCTACTGAACCATGATAAGCAACACTGTTTGCATTTACAACAGATGCACCTGCGGTAGTAATCAAAGAAATCAAACCTGTGAACTTGTTCAAGTTTACATCAACGCTTGATGTGTTACCTTGCCACAAAGCCTTCTC